ATAGCCGACTTCAACGGGAAAACGAAGGGGAAAACGAAGATAGCAGACTACGAAGATGCGATGCTGTATCCGAATCTTCGCCTCATGATTTCGTCGCCGTGCATGGATATTCCGATGTACGACGGACCGGCATTTGACTGGCACGGTGAGATTCCTCCGATTCAGTACTGCGTGGACGACTGGCCGTGGGAAGGGCTTGGCTACTCTCTGGTTGGAGACATCTCCTCCATCGAAGTAGCGAAACAGCGTGTCGAGCGCGGCATGGATCAGGTCGCAAAACACCGTCTAGATCCGGCACTCGCCTATGATCTTGGCGCGGGTCTCGGCACTAATCAGATGCAGACGCTAGACCCGTTCGAAGAGCGTTTGCGCCTGGGAATCCAGGGTAAGCCGAGAGACATGATCGACACCCTTCTGCCGGATGAGCTGTTGAACGTCCCAGAATGGATATTCAAGTACTACGAAGTCCTCGACTCTCTGATCGACAAACAGCTTGGTCTCCAGGATCTTGGGAACCTGCAGAATATGAAGCTGAACGTCCAGGGAGAGCAAGCAGACAAGATGCTCTCAGAGATTGGACCTCTGGCTAAGGACATCGAAGCTGGTATTGAGATCTGCAACGCACAAATCGCACACCAGTTGAAGTTCATTGTGCCGCAGTACTTCACAACGAAGCGGATGATGCAGTACATCGGACCGGACAAGATGAACCTGTCCACGTTCGACTTTGATCCGCAGTACCTCATCCCTGCACACATGCCGGAAGAGCTTGCGTCGTTCTCTCCGAACCTGGCTCTCCTTCCTCCATCGAACTATTCAATGCTTGAACGCGGCCGCAGGTTCGCAAAGAACCTTCGCCTATCGAGCGTTGCTGGAAGCGGTCATGAGATGACTGCAATGCAGGATCAGTTGAAGTATCTGCAGCTCTACCGTATGCCGAACTTCCCGATATCTCCGCACACCGTTGCGAAGAAGTTGGGTATCGAGAACTTCGGTGATATCGAGGGCGCAACAGAGGTTGAGAAGTGGGAGAACTGGCAGAAGAAGATGATTGAACTGAAAGCCGGTGCTGCTGAACTTCAACAAGCGGTAATGCCAGCACAGCCTGATCAGGGCGGTGGTGGTCCACAAAAAGGTGGAGGAGTGAATGGCCGACCAGCGAGCGGTAAGAAGCCGCCGAAGTTAGTACAAAAGGGCAAGAATAGCGGTAATCCGCGCACCACAATTACAGAGTCATAACAGGGAGAAACGCCATGACACCGACCGCACCGCCGACAGAAAAGCCAGTTGTAGTTCCATATGATCCAGACAGAGATGTCGAAGATTACGTGATAACCGAGAGCGTCTTCCCGCCAATGGAAGACCTCAATCTGCTCAAAGGATTCCTGAAGAAAGCCAAAACTACAGGAACGCTGAGAGTGGATTTCTCGCAGGGAACGATCAATAGAGTGTTCCTTCAGGAGAAGTCTTTGAAGGCAGATTTCGATCATGATGAGCGATCTGTAGGAGAACAACCGTAAAGATAAATCTCGAATTTGTTTGACAACGTGTGAACACACGCGTAGAACCACAAATAGAGATTCGCTACGTCCTCCTTTGGTGGTTACGCAAGCGGCTCGGATACAGCCTAACGGCTTCCGAGCCGCTTTTGCTTTATCCCAGACACAGGAGAAACGACATGGCTCGCAAACACAAGCTGACAATCAAGGGTGCTCCGACCTCGAAGCACATGGGCAAAAAGCACAAGGGCGGCAAAAAGGGACACAAGAAGCACTACAAGCGCTAACAACTAGGGCCAGCCTTTCGAGGTTGGCCCTTTCGCGTTTCCCTACACGAAAAGGATCATCATCATGGCATCAGCTCCAGTAACTCCGAATCCGGCACCACAAGGCGCACCAGATCCTAACGCCGGTGGAGGAGCACCAGACCCCAACGCACAAGGTGGTGGTCAGCCAGCCGGTGGAGTCCCAGAGCCGGTTCGCATGATGGCTGCGATTGCAAGACTCGCGCAGCAAATCTCCCAAACCACGGCGGCTGTATCGCCTGAGATGCAGCAGATCACGCAGCTTGCTCAGACCTCGATACGCAAGTTCGTCATTCAATCACAGCAGCAGCAACCTCAAGCACCGCCACTGTAGTAAACGAGGGAACCCGCCATGACTACCGAAGAAATTCTAAAAGACGCAGGGTTTTCGGAAGAGGACATCAAAGCCCTCGACCCGAAGATCATTGCAGGTGTCGGAAAGGTAGCTACAGAGTCCGCATCTATGCGAGCTGCAGCCGCCGCCGACAAAGCTACAGCAGATGAAGAGAAGCGTCGTATGGAAGCCTGGTTCAACGAAGACGTTATCCCTCAGATCAACACGAACTATAGCGAAGTCGCTTCGGCGAAAGCGACGGCTGAGTTCTACCGGCTCCAGAATGAGGGAGCGAGAGCCCAGGGCTTCGTTCCGAAGGATGCACCCGGATACGTCCCGGGAACCAAGACCGTTCCTAACAACGAACAGCAGCCGCGTGGTGAGGGGGGTCAATTCGTGCAGAACCAAGAGGTAGCAGGAAGCAAGTTCATCACGAAGGAAGACTTCTACAGCGCCATCACAAATTCGCAGTGGGCCGTGAATGAGTACTCTCGTCTCTACCCCGGACAGACCATCCCAGACGACATCCAGGTACTCGGAACCGAAGCGCAGAATCTTCGCAAGCCGTTCCGCGATCACGTCTCAGACAAATACAAATTCGAAGCTCGCCGTCAGGAGATTCAGGCTGCAAAGCAGCAAGAGCATGACGACAAGATCCGCAAGGATGAGCGCGAAAAGGTGGTAAAGGAAAACGCAGAGAAGTATGGGCCGAACCCAGATCTGCGTGTACCGCAAGGCGTGTCGAGCTTCTCCACTATCAGGGAGAATCCGAACGTCAACAAGAATCCAGGGAGCATGAACCCGAATGAGCGCCGTGCGGCTGTACGCAAGTTCATTCAGGAACGTGTTTCGCAGCAAACAATTCAGTAATCGGGAAGGTAAGTCATGGCAGATCCGCTATTCAATGAACTTTCAGCGACGACAAAGGTGGATATTCGTAATGCCGTCGTCTGGAACAACTACTGGGTTGACACCCCACTGCAGGATCACCTGCGTCGTAATGGAGCTGTAGACCCGTTCCTGGGCGGCAGCTCAATGCAGGAGCCGATTCTCTATGGCGGACCGGACGGTGGCGCAATCAACCCCGGACAGACCGTAACTGTAACGCGTAAGCAGATCGTTGCTGCGTTCCAGTTCATGCCAAAGGCGTATGCATCGTGGTTCTCTTACGATGACTTCGAAATGGCACCCGATGAGGGCGGCGTCATGAACAGCGGTGAGCCAGCAGCGGTTGACCTCTACCAGGTATACGTCGAAGGTCTGACGAGCCGGTTGAACACGCTGAATGAGCTTGACTTCTTCCGTCACGGACAGGCTTCGGCCACCAATGGCGGCGGAGCCGGTGTGGCTGATGATCGTTCGCTCGCTATCAACGGAGCTGCTGAAGCTTGTAACGATGGATTCACCCCATCATGGGATGGAAACATCTTCACAAACTACGGCGCTCAGGTTCGTAACGGCGCGGTCCAGAACACCATCAACTCCATCCCGTACTTCTTCGGAAACCCTGACGGTTCGGCCGGTCAGATCAGCTTCGAGGGAATGCTGGAGATGTACCAGGGCTCATTCGAGCGGCCTGACATCGGAGTAACGTCCAAGATTGGATATACGTACATTGCAGCGCTCTATCAGCGTCAGCAGCGTTACGATACGTCGATCACAAAGGGCGATGGAATCCGCTGGAAGGGTCTGCAGTTCGAGGATGCGATCATCTATGACGACTGGCTCACTCCTTCGGCAGTTGACCCCGGCTACTTGCCAACGTCGTTGGTGGGCTCGGTCGGCGGTCAGCCCAACCTCACCGGCTCCTTCCTCTCACCAGCGAATCCTTCGCCAGCATCTCACCTTCCGGCGAGTACGAACATCACCGTCGGCGAGACGCTCTGGTTTCTCCACGGCGCAAGCTGGAAGATGAGAGCGACGAACAAGAAAGCGTGGTTCTTCGGTATCCGCGAGACTCAGGCTTACGACAACGTGAGCATGAACGCGATCTACATGAAGTGGGCCGGTAACATCTACAGCCCGATACCACGTAACAATCGTCAGGGCTACGGATTTACCAGCTAATTTTCAGGAGATAGGTCGATGTCAAACAAGCGGCTTGAATTTATACGGGGACCACTGAACCTGTCGAACGATACGACAGATGGAGCCTTCACTGATCCGATTTCGGGTCAGAAGGTTCCTGGTGGTGGTCTCATCCTGGGTGACTACATCGAGCTAACCGATGCAGAAGCTCTAACCGTCTGCGACATCCCGACAGGTATCCTGTTCGGAGGTCGTTACCGACGCATCAAGCTGGATGCTGGAGCTACAGTTGCGAACGTCCTCAAGGGCAACGCAGCATTCGTAGTCCCAGGATCTTCAGTGTTCAATGTCGTCGCTACGGTAGTCGGTGTGGCGCTGACTCCTGGTACCTATCTCGTCAACGCTACTGGCGGCGGCGGAACCGGTGCTCAGATTTCAGTTGTAGTCGGTGCTGGTGGCACTGTTACGAGCACCACGCTTGTCAACGGTGGAAAGAACTACACCACGACTCCGACGTTCACCCTTGCTGCAGGTGGAACGACCAATGCCACCTTCGTTGTCTTTATGGTCATCAACGATTACATCGTGACCACATCGAACATCGTTGGAGTCAACCTTTCCCAGGGACGCGGCGTGTTTCTCAACGTCATTACTCCTGGAAACTATGGTTGGATTCAGGAGAACGGTATCGCAACGTTCAACGTATCCACGGCGGCGGGAGCTATAGGGGCACTTGTGACTGCGGTACAGGCCAGCAGCACATTCATCACGGCTGTTGCCGGACCTGCCTCACCAACATTCTTCGGAACTGCATCGGATACTCCGGTAGTCGGCCTCGTACGCGGCTTGCTGGATCTTGCGGTGTGGCCGAGCTAAGGGGGCTCTATGTCGGGAACAGGACTAAAGGGTTACCCTTGCAGCATGGGCGGCAAGGTCGCTAAGGTGGGATTCATCAATGGGCCGGTACTGTACGTACCGGGTCCAACCGGTGGACTTCCCGTCCTCGACACTGCTTTTCGTAGCCTCGACTTTGTGTCGGCAGGAATTACGAGGAGTGGACTTTATTCGGTTGAAGCACAGCCCATTACTATCGGCAATGGAAAGCAGTGGAGACTGCGTTTCTTCGTCATAGCTACTGGACTGGAAGCTGCGGCTATCAACCTATCCGCTGAAGTGGTTCAGTTCTTGATTATCGGCGGATAAACGACGTTTCACGGCGGTACGGCGGGAGGGGAATTTCGCGTGGCGGCGAGGTTCCCCTTTTTATGTTGGGGGAATGGATATGGCGTTCATTGATATGTGGCGAGAGATAGCGATAGAACTTGGTCCGATGCCTGGTGCGCTCGCTCGAACGAAGGTCAATGAAGCTCTAGGATTGGTGTACGACGAGAACAGATGGAGCTTCCAGCTTGGTACGAGCGGATGGCTTACACCTGGTCTACTGGGACCGCAGGGAACGACAGGGACGAGCCCTGGTCTTATCACGATAGCTCCATACTCAAACCAGGTTGTCGGTGATCCTACAGCGGCTACAGCGTGGCAGAATCTAATCGGTCGGCCGTTCATCTCGGAGATGCAGTTCCGCATCCCAGAGTTCGAGCTATACGACATCATCGCGTTCGACGGTGTAAACACGCTGACCCTCGATAGACCGTGGATGGAGCCGAACCAGTTGAATCAGGGGTACATGATCTACCAGGCGTACTTCCCTGTGCCGGTGCAGGACTTCAGATCGTTTATTGCGATTAGAGATTTCACGAATACGCGTAACCTCGACTTCTCAAAGACGACTCGCGCTGACATGGCTGTGATCGACCCGCAGCGTATCGTATTCCAGCAGCCGACGAGAGCAGTGCCATTCGATCAGGATCATCGTCCAAACAGTGCGACGCCCGGATGGATGCGTTATGAGCTGTGGCCGCATCCTCTATCCCAGTTGCCGTACTCGCTGGCGTTCATGAGGCGTGGTCCACTGCTGGTGAATCCATCGGACATGGTCCCGTATCCGTTCACGGAGGAGATGATCAAGTGGAGAGGGAAGAGCGTCTCGTATCTCTGGAAGGAGTCACAGAAGGGCGTAGACATGCAACGAGGTGCAGGAGCGAACTGGACGTTCCTGTCTCAAGCGGCCGACAAGCAATACACAAAGCTGTTACGACAAGCGCAGAGCAACGATAGAGACTTGTACAACCTGTACTGGACGAAGCTGAGACGTAACGGATGGGGAGAGGTTGGTCCATTCTTCTCTTCGGATGGTCACAATCTAACCATCGGGGGATAGGCATGAAATTCCGCATCATCTTTGCGTTACTGATGCTTTCGGTGTTTGGAGGAGTCGCACACTCCCAGGCACAGATTCGATACAACGGGTTGTGCTCGGCAAATGGTCTTCAGGTCACAACGCAAGGATTGAAGTCTACCGGATACTTTGAATCTGCTTATCCCAGGTGCTTGGTGCGTGTCTTCGTTCACGGATCGAGCACGTTGGCGCCTATCACGACAAACGGGACGGTACCCCTACCCAATCCATTCACGGCGGAAGCAGATGCCTCGTTCGCCTTCTATGCCTCGAATACCACTCACTACGACATCACGATGAGCGGTGCTGGCATGGTGACGACCACAATCTCTGATGTAGCGCTTCCGGGTGCTGGTGGTGGAGGTATCCTTCCACAGTCGGCCCCATTGCAGCCAGGTAACGCCCTGGGGAGCTACGACGCCACAACTGGACTGTTTACCTACACACCGGCCTCAGGAGGCGGAGGAGCC